CTGCAGGTATTCGATGCGCTGTTAAGTTTCTTTACCGGTGCATTTGCCGGTAATTGGGATAATGCGGCGCAGGGCTTTAGAAACAGCCTAAAGAACATTTTCCCGCCCGATATAGCGGAAGGGCTGACAAAGGCTTTTGATACCGTATTGCCGGTAATAAAGGCGGCAGTATCGGGAGTAAAGGCAATGTTTGGCGGGCTTGTACAAGATGTTAAGAAGATATTCGGGGGTATTACAACGGTATTTAAGGGCATCGGCACAATGTTAAAGGGAATATTCAGCGGTGATGCAGAAACCGCCCTAAAAGGGTTTCAGACGGCAGCAGGCGGCATTGTAGATACAATAGGAAATATATTTAAGGCAAAGATAAACGCGATCAAAAATTTCGTTGTGGGCGCGTTCTCTACTTTCCTGCCGGAAAGCGTTGTTAAAAAAATTGCGGGCGTGTTTGATGCGGTGGCGAGTGCGTGGGATATTGCGATCGGTGCCGCGAAGGGTTACATCAGCGGTTTTGTGCAGGCAATAAAACCGCTGATCGAAAACATAAAGACAATTTTTAAAGGCGTGGCGCAGTTTGTAAAGGGCGTGTTTACCGGAGATTGGAAGGGCGCACTGAATGGACTGAAAACCATAGCAAGCGGCGCATTATCCGGTTTGGTAAACATCATAAAGGCACCGTTTAAGCTGATAGCCAACACGGTAAAAGGGGCGGTTAATTCCTTTAAAAATCTGAATATCGTAAAAAGTATTTTTACCGCTTTAGGAAATGCGATCAAGAATGTACTAACCAAGTGCGGCGTTGATATGAAGAAATTCAGCGCAACGATCAACAATATCAAAACAAGGGTTAGCAGTATCATAAACGGCTTAAAAACGATATTCAGTACCGTATTTAATGCGATCGGGAAAGTGGTTAAAGCACTGGCAACCATAATAGCAAATATTTTTGGCAAAAAGGTAAGCAGCACTTGCAGCGCAGCAGGCGCAGTCATTACGGCGTTTAAAGCGGTGGCAGGCGCGGCATTTAACTTTATTGCCGGAGCCATTAAAAAAGCAATGAATATCATTGTACCGGTGGTAAAGGTTGCGTTTGGGGCAGTAGGGGGCGCAATTTCCGCAGCAGTAAACACTATTACGTCAATCATAAGCGGGGTACTCACTGTTTTCGATGGGCTGATAACCTTTATTTCGGGCGTATTTACCGGAAATTGGCGGCAGGCGTGGGAAGGTGTAAAGAGCATTTTCAAGGGCATTTTTGACACGTTCGCGGCAATCTGCAAGGCACCGATCAACGCAGTTATAGGCATCATAAACGGCGCAATTTCAGCTTTAAATAAAATCAATGTCACAATACCGGATTGGGTGCCGGGGTTGGGCGGGAAGTCATTCGGGATCAATATACCAACAATACCGCAGCTTTACAAAGGTACGAACAACTGGAAGGGCGGCGTGGCAATGATCCATGACCGAGGCGGCGAGATCGTAGACCTTCCGCAAGGTTCGAGGGTATACCCGCACGATAAAAGCGTGGAAATGGCGCGGAGAGAGGGAGAACGGAGCGGATCCGGATCTATCTCAATTAACATTCAGAAATTAGCGGATAAAATAGAAGTACGCAGCGATGAAGATATAGACCGCATAGCGGAGGCATTGGCGTACAAGTTAAAGAAAATAGCACTTAACACCGGCACAACATAAAGGAGGCGGCAAAATTGGAAATTTGGTTAAAGCAGGGCAAGACGAACTTTAGATTTGCGGTTTTGCCGTCTGAATACGAATTGACGAGCGAAAGCAACAATACGCAGGTAGTTGTCAATTCGTTAGGCGAAATAAATTTGTTAGGGAAAAGGAAATTGAAAAATATTTCCTTTTCCTCCTTTTTTCCGAAACAGAAATACAGTTTTTGCGAATACACGACATTCCCGACACCAAAGGAAAGTGTAAAGCTGATCGAAAAAATGAAAAATAACGGCGTGTTGCGTCTTACAATGACCGGTGCGCCGGTTAATATGGATTGCACGATAGAAAATTTCACATGGGGCGAGAATGACGGAACCAAAGACATAAATTTTACGTTGGAGTTTAAAGAGTATCGGAAAGTAAAGGTAAAGACCACAAAGAAAAAAGAAAAGGTTACAAAAAAGGTAACGCCCGCAGCGACACAGCGGGCGGCAAAAGAAATACAAAGCACCACATACACCGTAGTAAAGGGCGACAACCTAAGTAAGATCGCAAAGAACCTAACCGGCAGCAGCGCGAACTGGCAGGCGATCTATAATCAAAATAAGGGGGTTATAGGCGGCAACCCAAACTTAATATACCCCGGTCAACAGTTGGTGATTAACGTATGAAAATAAAATGGATTAGGCACAAAAACGGCTATGTATATACAAGCGACATAACGCAGGCGGTTTCAAGTGTTTCATGGAGCGGATCCGTATCGCAGGCGGCGCGTACCGCAGAAATAGCGGTTATCAATGCGCCAAATGATAAGAATGTAAATAATTTAAAGCTGAACATCGGCGCGGGGCAGGTAATAAAGCTATATGAGGGCGGCGATCTAATTTTTTTCGGAGAAGTGCAGAGCGCAAGGAAAACGAGCGAAACCGGCACCGTAACATATACCTGCTATGATCTGCTAAATCACTTGCTTAAAAGTACCGGCGTTTATAATTTTTCCGACACAACGGCAGAACGGATCACAAAAAAAGTATGCGCTGATTTGGAGATCAAGACCGGCAGCATCGCGGCGACAAAGGCGACAATAAAAAAGATGATTATAGACGGCGATACATTCTATGACATTATTATGAAAGCCTACACGAAAGCGGCAAAGCAGACCGGAAAGAAATATATTTGCCGCATGGACGGATCCAAATTGTCGGTTGAGGTTAAGGGGAAGAAAGTTAAAAATTTTGTACTGGCAGAGGAATACAACATAACAAACGCCGAGTACGAGGAAACAATAGAAAACATGGTAAATGTGGTAAAGATTTACGATGAAAAAGGGGCGCAGGTTGGAGAGGTAAAAAAGGATAAATGGGTAGAGAAATACGGCATCTATCAGCAGATATATAAAAAAGAAAAGGGGATAAACGAGCAGGCGGCGGCTAAAAGTATGCTGCAAGGCGTGGAAAAACGGGTAACGGTTGAAGGGATAAATGGAGATCTAAAGTGCATCGCGGGTAACGGCGTAGAGGTTTACGACAAAGCAACCGGATTAAACGGGCTGTTTTGGATTGGCAGCGATACCCACACATGGGAGAACGGCACACACATAATGAGTTTGGAATTGAATTTTAAAAACATCATGGATAGCAAGGAATACGAGGAAAACGAGGAATAGAGAGGGGGCGCGGGAATGAACAACCCATACGAGGAAATATTAGGAATAATGAGGAATGAGGGGAAAAAGGACAATACCGCGCCGATCCAAATAGGCATAATGACCGGCGCGGCAAGCTGCAAGATTGGAAAGCTGACATTATCGGGCGGCGATCTGCTGATAGCCGAACATTTGAAAACCGGCTATCATTGCGCGGTTTATGATGATACACCGTCAAAAAAAGATAAGAATACATTCGTTGCGCCACTAAAGAGCGGCGATAAAGTGGCGGTTTACCGGATCAGCGATGAATTGTATATTATTTTGGAAAGGTTGGTGTAGCGCATGAATTTGTTACCGGCATATATCGAGGACGAGGACGAAATAGAAGAACTGGAGGAAGAAATAAAGCCTCCGAGGGAATACGGCATAGATTTCAAAACCGGACAGCTAACCGGCGAGATAGTGGAAGGGAAAGAGGCTATAAAAGTTTGGATATGGCTTGTTCTGCAAACGCCGCGTTACCGGTACTATATCTATACATGGGATTACGGAAACGAATTTGAGGATCTCATAGGAAAAGGATATACAGAGGAATACATAGAGGCAGAGGCGCAGAGAATGACGGAGGATTGCCTGCTTGTGAATGAGAACATACAGAGTATAACGGAATTTAGCGTAAGCATGGAGGGCGACACATTAACCGTATCATTTACGGCAAACACCATATACGGCGAAATAGAATTTAAGGACGAGGCGATCGCAAGACCGGCAGCGGCATAAGGGGGCGATAGAATGTTATTTGATGATAAGACGCAAAACAATATTATGATCGACTTGAAAGAGGCGACAGATCCGGACACAAACACCGAGGAAGGAACGCTTATAGATCATTCCTTTAGGGGAGCCGCCGCCGAGTTTGAGCAGGCATATATCGAATTGGGGTTGATAGACCAAAACGGATATGCGGAAACGGCAGACAGAGAGCATTTAATATTAAGGGCAAAGGAAAGGGGCATAGAACCGTTTCCGGCATCTAACGCCGTTTGGAAAGCTGAATTTAATATTGATGTGGAATTAAACGCCCGCTTTTCGGCGGGGGAATTAACCTATATATGCACTGAAAAGATAGAGCCGAGGAAATACCGGCTTATGTGCGAGCAGACCGGCACAAGGGGAAATATAAAGCAGGAAGAACTGGCACCGATTGAATATATAGACAGTTTCGACAATGGGGAATTAACGGAACTTTTGAAACCGGCGCGAGATGATGAAGAAACGGAGGCTTTTCGGGCGCGGTACATTTCCATTGTTTCGGCGGCGCAGGCAATTGGCGGCAATCGCGCACAGTACAAAGCGATGATGCACGAAATAGAGGGAGTCGGAGCCTGCAAAATATACCGCGTGACACAGAAAGAAAAGAAAATAAAGATATATTTTCTTGACAGCACATATAAAACGCCAAACAATGCCCTTGTATCAGATGTGCAGGAAATCATAGATCCGATTGGCAAGCAGGGCGAGGGAGAGGGAGAGGCGACAATATTTCATGTAGTGGATATTTACCCCTGCATATCGGAAATGGTAAAAATCGAGGCAGAAATAACGATAGATACCGGCTATGTATGGGAGGACTTGTTACCGAGCATACAAGAGCGGATAGACGGCTATTTTTTGGAGTTGGCGAAAGGTTGGGAGAATGAAGAACATATAACCGTAAGAATATTAAAGGTAAACGCGGCAATCGCAAGCGTGGAGGGGATTGTAGATGTGCAGGACACAGCTTTAAATGGCAAAGAGGAAAACCTGCTTTTAGATCCGAACGCAATACCGGTTAGGGGCGTGATTTTATGCAGACCTTAATATTAAACCATTATCCTCCAGTGATAAAGCAGATCAAGGAAATGCAGCAGATTGCAAAGGCAGAGGATATAGAGTTTTCAAAGCTGAATGTATCAATCAATGAAGTTATACGAAATATGTTTGTGTTTACGGCAGACGAAACCGGCGTTATGAGGTTTGAAAAGCTGTTAGGGATAAAACCAAAGGCGGCGCAGAGTTTGGACGATCGGAAAATATACATTCTTTCCATGATGAACCGGCGCAAAATGAGCCTGTCCGAACTA